TGCTTGTTAACCCTGACAAACGGAAGACACACGGTTGAGATGGTTAAACCAATGAAAGGAGACATGTAAAGATGGAATATATCTGGCTTATAAAAAGCATTGATAGTGTTATGGATGCAACAATGTTTAGTTATGCGTTTAAAAGTAAGGATGAAGCAATAAAGATAAAGCATTTAGGTTCTTGTAAGTTTCCAAATCTACTTTGGACTATGGATAGAGTAATGGTTGATGCTGTTATAGATGCTGAAAACAGTCTTGAGCACATGAAGGAATTGGAATTTGACGCGGCAATGAAGGAGTGCGGGAAATGAAAGACAAGCCGGGATACGCGCACCTAGTCGCAGAGATTGACAAGATCAAGCGCGAACTCGCCGCCGCGCAAGCTGCGCTAAAGCTGGCGCTTAATGCGCTAGAGGTGTGGAGATTCATGCATCCAGACACAACGGCTTGTGCAGTCAGAATTCCGGCTATCGCCGCCATCAAAAAAGTTTTTAAGGAGTGCGGGAAATGAGCGAATACGAAAACATTGAAAAAGTAAAGCGGCTGGATTTTGACCACCTTGACATGCTGGTCAGTGAGCGCATCGGTGCGCTTAAAATCTACGCGCAGAGCATGACTGAATCAGATGTGCACGATGCTATCTGCCGCGACCTGATATTGCCTTGTGTTTACACGCTGGCGCAGTTTCTGGAGTCTGTGAAGATTGAGGATAAGGAATGACACTGTTAGGAGAAACACCCTACACGCCCTGTTACGTTCGCCAAGAGTTTTTGTTTGACGAACAAAAAGGGTTTGGTGAATTTACGCCAGCCATTGCGTTTGCGTTTCGTGCCGAACCTGCGCGTGTTCCTATGTTTCAGGTCATGCTTGAGTCAGGGGCGCAGTGGGCAAGAGTGCCAATTCATATGCTTTGCAGCAAACCCTGCGAGCCGTTGCCAATTGAGCAAGCGTGCTGGTGGGATAGTTACGGGTATGATTTCTCCGTAGTGGCGCTGCCGTTTCTAAAGAACCATTCCGTAACTGCACTAGGCCGTGACAAGGTTATACGTAAAGGCAATTATCTTTTTACAATTGACTGGATGAAAACAGGCTGGAGTGAAGTAGCGCATCAGCACAAAAACCATCATATTATTGCGCTGGAATCGGGGCCGTGGATTGCATACCCGAACAATTGGTTGGTCTGGCACGATGAATCATGGATTACGCCAAACCCGGATAAAGAATGGCAAACGCCGACACGTAACTATTTTGTAGAGGGGAAATGAAATGACACCAGCCTTATTAAAGACGCAGATCATCTGGCTTGAAGACCGGATTGTAAATTTAGAAAAGAGGCTGAAAGAGGTGGAGCGTTTAAACAAACCACCTAACAAGCTACTCGCAATACCGGAGGTGCTTCGTCAGGCAGGGTGGATGTTGAAGCCGAAGCCGCTGACGGACGAACAAATAAAACAATGTAGTTATGACTCAGACGGTTTTATGATTAGCCGTGAACAGGCAATGAGAGCAGTTGAGAAGGCGCTTGGGATAGGAGAGAAGGAATGAACGAATATAAATTTTCACTAAAGCTAACAGTAGACAAGGCTGGTATCGTTGAATTTAGTGGGACTATTAGCGAAAAAACAAAAAATGAAATACTAGACACGCTAATGCGGGATGAATCATCTGACAAATTTAAAGCATCGAAAGAATAGAAAAGAAGTACGTGTTATTAATAACAACCAAGGAGAGTGTGACATGAGTAAACAATGGCAGGAACTGAACGATAACGAGAATTACCAGGCACAACAGGAAGAAGACCAAATAGAATTTGAGCAGAAGTGCATTAAAGCTCTGGATCGTGTATCAACTGGGTTAGCTACTAAAGAAGATGCAGTATTCCTGGCAGTAGCTTTGGGTCTTGGAGATCGTTTTGGAGAAACCAAATGAGTGAACTACACAGCAGTTTGCTTTACGATGCAGCAACCAACAGTCTGGCTAGTGAGGCCAGTGGCGACAACTGTTGGACGAAGATGGCAACAGCAAGTTTTGGATTTACTGATTCAAAAGAGTTTGCTAAAGAACTCAAAGCTGTTGAGAAGTTGATTAAAACGGAATACAAACTGAAGTCAATGCCCAACCCCTGGAGATCAGCCAAGAGTGTTGTTTTGGGAGCTATGCAAAACCTGATACAACTCACCGACTCTAACGGAGAAATACTAGGTAAGAGCACCATTCAAACAAAAATAAAAATGGCTAAAGAATTGGTTGAACTGGACAATTTGAAGCGGTGCATATCAGCTTGTAACTCTATTCGTAAGCACATTGAAACACTTACTCCTGCTGATAAGGAGTCATTGAAACTACACGTAGAGGAGATTTATAAACTATGCTAACTAAAAGCTTGGACGTAGCTAGGTACGTTAAGGCTTCAGCAGGTAGGGCATCTCTTAATGTGGTATTTGAAGACAAAGGATGTCCCAGACATGATGGCAGAACTATATATCTGCCAAAGATAACCAGACACACAACGCTGGAACAGATGCAAGAGATTATGTCCAGTACAGATCACGAGGTAGCACATGATTTGTATTCAGACTTTACTATCTTGCACGAAAAGAAGTTGGATACAGCTAGTAGCACCCTTGGAATCCTCTGGAACATACTAGAAGATTCAAGGGTCAATGCTCTAGAAGCTAAAGAGTACGAGGGATTTAGGGAGCTCTGGGATCTATCTACTCCCAGGTTACTTAAAAACATCAACAGAAAAACTAGCGGTAAGTCTGAGTTTGATATTCTTCTTAGGTCTCTTATCAAGTGGGATACAGGGGCAAGTGCTGCTTTGTTTCCTAGTTGTGAGCTGGCTGGAAAAGAGTTTGTTACTGATAACAAGCTGGATCTAATCCTTGAACGGTTTACACCCAGGCTGTTAGCTTGTCAGGATGAAATAGAAAAGAAAGCTGGGTCTAAGATGACCTACGATCTGGCAGTAGACATACTCAAAGCTCTTGGAGGAAAACCACCAGAACCAGAAAAGAAAAAAGAAGCAACAGATGAAGAAGGAAAGGGAGAAAAGAAAGAAGAAAAAGGAGAACCAATAGAAGATAAACCTAAAGGAATAGATACAAAAAAAGAAACAAGCGATGACCCGGAAAAAGATGCACCACCTGCTCCTCCGGGAGATGACGAGTGGTCTATTGCCAGAGTAAAGATACTAGATATTGAAGACAAACTAGTTTCTACTCACGAAGCCAGGGAAGATGAACGTATGAGCAAAGTAGGTTTGCTCTACACAGTTAGCTTCTCAGGAAAACCTGATAGCTGGAAAGCAACTACTCCAGATGAGTTTGCTGTAGTTAATTATCCTAAAGACACTGCAAGAAAAGATCTAACCAAGATGCTTAGATTAGATACACCATCAGTTGGGTTCTTCAAGGATAATTTTAAATTACGTGTTAGAGACAAATCTGCATCTGTAGATAACTTTGCTCAACAAGTACGTAGGCTTATACAGATACGCTCCAAGGTTAGGTATGAATATGGAGTCAAGAAAGGAAAGCTAGACTACCCAAGACTTTCCAGACTGGCTCTAAAGTTACCTGGCTTTTCAGAACGTATATTTAAAAACAAAATAACCAACTCTACTTTAGATGCTGCGGTAACTATTCTAATAGATATGTCAGGAAGTATGTCTGGAGACAAGGTTTTGTTTGCTTGTGAGGCAGCACTGCTTCTTAACAGTGTGTTTTCTATATTAAATGTTCCTTTAGAGATACTAGGCTTTACTGATACAGAGAACGTACACGATGCTGACACTCTAATGTATGTGTACAAAGAGTTTTCTACTTTACACACACCAGAAGACAAACTACTAGAGTACATTGGAGCAAGCAGTAGCAGGATGAGAGGCAACCCTGACGGAGATTGTATTCTTTGGTCTTACGATAGGTTGCTAAAGAGAAAAGAAAAGAAACGATTGTTGATAGTAATGTCTGACGGACAACCAGCAGCAAGTAGACCTAGTGATGATTTAGCTGCATATACATTGAAAGTAATACAAGAGATAGAGAAGTTTAAGAGAGTGGAAATCTATGGTTTAGGACTGTGTGATGAATCAGTAAACCGCTTTTATAAACATCACTCTACAGTAGCAACGCCTGAAGATATTCCTTTTAAATTGTTAGAACTCATAGAGAGGAAGTTACTAAATGACTATTAAATCAGAAGTGGTTCCTGTTGAAGATTTGGTTAAAACAGCAATCAAGGATGCCATATCACGGCGTAAGGGAGTTGAAGAAGCGGATGGGGTGCACACAGAGATAGACACAGTTGTTACTTTGCCTGTTGCTAAAATAAAACCAGTAAAATACATTACTCCAGTAGTTCTTGAAACAAAGCAGGTGTACGTAAAAGACCTGTTACCTGGTCTTGAGTTTGACATTGATTTTCCAGTGTCTAAATACGTTCCAGAAGATTGGGATGAACGTATCAGAGGGTTTATACCTAAAGTAAATCCTACCTATGTCTTAGATCCGCTAGTTACCAAAGACATCCTAATGGCATGGGAAAGCAAAGATAAGATCCTTATCTATGGGCCCACCAGTGCTGGTAAGAGCTCTATAGTCGAGCAACTCTGTGCTCACACAGGTCGTCCTTTCTTCAGGCTGAATTGCACAGGAGATATGGACAGCTCAATGATCTTTGGACAACAAGCTGCCAAAGATGGGTCTACCTTCTGGGTAGATGGCACTGCTACAGAGGCTGTACGCTACGGAGCCGTGTTTGCCTGGGATGAGTGGGACGTTACCCCTCCTGAGATCACAATGGGCCTACAGTGGCTCCTGGAAGAGGATGGGAAACTGTTCCTGAAAGAAATGCCTGGATCTTCAGAAGAGAAGTTCATTACTCCAGAAGATAGGTTTCGCATTGTTGCTCTGGGTAATACCCAGGGTCAGGGCGATGACACAGGAGCACACAGCGGAACCAACGTACAAAACACAGCAACCCTGGATAGGTTTGGAACTACTATCCGCATGGGGTACATGCTGGAAAATGTTGAGTGCAAGATGCTAGAGGGCAAGTTTCCTAAGCTGGCAACAGATGTTATTAAGAACTTGGTTAAGTTTGGCAATCTTATTCGACAAGGGTATTCCTCCAATCAACTAACTCTTACGATGTCACCCCGTGCTCTACAGTCTGTTTGCAAAAAGATGCTTACGGGGTACACCATAAAGAGGGCCATTGATTTGTCTTATGGGAACAAGCTGACTGAGACACAGCAGAAGGTCACTAATGAACTGTTTCGTAAGATCTACGGAACTAAAGCATAGAAAATGATTGATAAGAAGTTCTTAAAAGATCACTCCAGCACCCTCACTCTTGGTACCCAGATTAATGTGAACCATGAGGGATGTAGTGCTGGGGTGGATAGTAAGAAACGCTTGTACATTAAACGTGTAGTCGGTGGTGTACTTGGGTATTGTCATCACTGCCGAGATCACGGATTCTGGAGAGAGCTATCTACTGATGGCACTCTTTTACGGAAGTGGTTAATGGGAGAAAGTACTGACCATCCTATTGTTGATAGAGAAAGCTACACAGACTATGACGTAGGTGGTAATGACATAGATAGTGTACGTATTCTTAATTGGTTACATAAATATTATATCAATCCAGTAACAAACCATATAGACAATAGATACTTTAGACAGAAAGGTAGTGCTCTGTTTATACCACTACACAGTGGTAGCGGTAAGAAGTATGGGTATCAACTAAGACACTTTAATCTTGGTGATAGTAAATACACAACGCACTACACAAAAAATGTACCAGATGATGTGTCTTGGTTTTTTAATACTGCACCAAAACAAGACCGTGTTTTATATATAACTGAAGACTACACCAGTGCTTATCGTATCTGGAGAGACACTGGGCAGCAGTCTTTAGCATTACTAAAAACATCTATCTCTAACTACACAATAGGAATGATACGTAAGTTGCACTATAAAACTATTCGTATCTGGTTAGATCCAGATGAACCAGGGATTGTTGCTTCAAAGAAAATAATAGAAAGACTTAGGTATTGTCTAGATGATGTAAACATTAGTCAGAAAACAAGAAGAGATGTTCCAGAACCAAAAGTATTTACAGTAGAACTCCTAAGGAGATTTTGTGGACTTTGACATACTGTTCTTATGCGCTGAAACAAGAGCTAACTACTACAAGTACAGGCCCTACATTAAGAACCATGTAGTCCAACCTGAAACTGTGACAATCCTGGACTCAATGGGAGACTTCTACAAGGCTTTCCCAGGTGTTACTAATATCAGTTGGGAGCCTTTCAGTAGTTACTTGTTTGCTACGTTTGCTATACGGCTTACAGCCGACAAGATTTCTATTCTTCGTACGGTAATTAAAAGAATGGAGACCTTCAAACCAACCTTGGCTTACGATGAAGTAATCAAAAGCCTTATAGAAATGGACTACCTGGCAAGGATTGCAGACGAGTGTGTGAAGGTACGAGAGGGTGCTTCAAACATAGAAGCTATTAATTCACTAACAATAGAGGCTCTAAGAAATGTTGAACGGTATGTTGATAAAGATGAGATGTTCGTTATTCCTGACATCAGTACTATTGTTGATCGTATTGTATCGACTGGCTACGAGTGGAGACTTATGGCTCTTAATCGTAGCCTTGGTCTTCTCCGTACTGGGAACTTCGTTATTGTGGCGGCTCGTGTTGAGGTAGGTAAGACAACCTTCCTAGCTAGTGAGGCAAGCTTTATAGCTCCACAGATCCCAAAAGACAGGCCAATAGTCTGGGTCAACAACGAAGAAGAGTCTGAGATGGTGTTCTTCAGGGTGGTTCAGGCAGCTCTTGGCAAGACATCAGCAGAGCTGGTAGCTGACAAAGGCAAGGTTATGGAAGAATACGCAGCCTACATGGGAGGTAACGCTAAAAAAGTTATCATCACTAAGGGAGATATCAACGACGTTAAGAACTTATCTGCGTTGTTTAAAGACGTTAATCCCGGCATGATTATCTTTGACACACTGGATAAGGTGTATGGGTTTCACAAGGAGGACAGAGAAGACCTCAGGCTAGGACGCATATACAAATGGGGCAGGGAGTGTGCTCGTGAGTACGGGCCCGTAATAGCAGCTAGTCAACTTGCTGGTAATGTGGATACAATGAAAGACCCTGCCTTCATAGGCATGGATTCCCTCAGAGGTTCCAAGACAGACAAGCCCGGTGAAGCTGACGCTATCATTACTATCGGTAAGTATCAGGCACCAACCACACCTGAGGAACACATTCTTAGAACTATAAATATTCCTAAGAACAAACTACCTGGTGGAGGTAAGTACCAAATAGAAAGTGAGCGACACGGGCAGTATATTGTAAAGATAGATGCTCGCAGGGCTAGATATGAGTAGTAAAAAACTAAGGACAACACATGACATCTATGGACAAGTGGTACAAAGAGCATCTGCCTGATCCAACAACAGTAAAAAACGTAACACCAATAACGTACAGGCAGCAGATAGCAAGAGACAGACTAAAACAACTAGAAGAAGAACGTAAAAAAGCAACGCCTTTGAGAAAGGAAGAGAAGTGAAACTACTCACTTTAGACGTAGAGACAACTATGAACGCTCCGGGAGACTTGGATAAAGCTCATCCAATGCACCCAGATAACTACATTGTGTTACTAGGAACACGGATTACTGGGCAATCAGGCTCACAGTGCTACGGCTCAGATTTATGGGAAAGCAATCTTTATGAGCAACTCTATAACAATGACTTTGATTTTATTGTTGGGTGCAATATTTCTTTTGACTTGTTGTATATGTACCCAGGATCTTTACGAATAAAAAATCAACTACAAAGTAAAAGATTGTGGGACATACAGATAGCTGAGTATTTGCTTACAGCTCAACAGAGTAAGTATCCTTCCTTGGATAGCATGTCTGTTAAGTACGGCTTACCTGTCAAAGATGCTGCGGTAACAAGTTACTTTGATAAGGGCATTGGATCTGACAGGATTCCTTTGGATCTGTTGCGAGAGTATCTAGCTAGGGACGTTATAAACACAGAACAGATAGCTCTTAAACAAATTGAGCAGGCTATTGAGTCAGGTCAATTAAACCTAATCATCAGTCAAATGGAAGCTTTGCACTGTACAACTGAGATGATGTACAACGGCTTGAACATTGATATGGAGTACTACAAAACCTATGCTGCTGAAGTAGCTGTAACCTTTGCAGATAATGAACAGAAACTTAAAGACAATATAACGCATCGCTTAATGGTAGACGATAGTCTTTATCCATTGGATGATGTGGCTAGTCCTACTCAGTGGAGCAAACTTCTGTTTGGTGGAACTAAGAAGGTAGATACTAAAGAAGTTATAGGGCTCTATAAGAACGGTAAGGTTAAAACCAAGAAGGTCACTACTGAAGTCAAGACCTCTGCCTTCTGTGACATAGCTCCCCTAGATGAATGGAAGAGTGAGAAGACTGGCAAGGTATCAGTAGATGAGAAGGTATTAACAGTAATAGAAAAAGAAACAAAGAAAGAAGAAGTAAAAGAAGTAGTAAGTACATTACTAAAGCATAGAGATCTAACTAAACAACTAACTACATATATACAGGGTCTAAGTAAACACGTTATATACCACAAAGATGAAGACGCTTATTCAATACACGGAAGACTCAACCACGTAACAACCTCTACAGGAAGGTTGTCTTCTTCTAGTCCTAATCTACAAAACATAAGCAACAACCCTATCAAGAAGGTCTTTACTTCCAGATGGGGTGCTCAAGGTTGTTTGGTAGAGTTTGACTTCCAACAGCTTGAAGTAGCTGTACTGGCCCACCTCACTAAAGATCCACAACTAATTGAGGACATCAGTACTGGAAAGGATATTCACACAGAACTGTACAAAGATATGTTCCATGTGGAACCAACCAAGGAAGAGAGGAAATGGTTTAAACGGCTCACCTTTGGTTTAATCTATGGAGCTGGTGCTAAGACCCTAGCTGACAACGCTGGATGCAGCCTGGACGTTTCTAAGGGGTTTATGGAGGCTTTCTACAGCAGGTACCCAGGAGTACAAGCTTGGAACGAACAAATACAGACTAAAGCTGCACTAGAGGGGCTACATTTTGTTTCTGATAGTGGCTATGACCCAATTAAAACCTGGCTTCATAGAAGTGAGACAAGCAGAATATATTGTTTTAAACAATACAAGAACAAGTATGCAGACTCTGGGTATTCTTCCAGACCAGAGTATGGGTATAGCCCTACAGAATTAAAGAACTACCCAGTACAAGGGCTGGCTACAGGTGACATTGTGCCAATGATGCTAGGGGTTCTGTTCAGAAAGTTTAAAGATACTGTAGGACTTAAGCTTGTTAATACAGTACATGACTCCATATTATTTGATATGGTTGGAAATGAGGAGCACATTGATAAAACTATAAAGGAGATAGCACATGTTCTAAACAATACACATCTGTTTTATGAGAAGACGTTTGATAAGCCGCTGGCCCTAAAGCTTAGTGCAGGGTGTTCAGTAGGTAAAAATTGGTTTGAAATGAAAGAGAGAACAATATGAGTGCAATGAACGGTGTTGTAGAACAACTGGCTACTAAAGATGTAACCACAAAGTTTGGTGTTAAACCCACCTACTCTTTGAAGGTAGATGGCAACTGGGTTAAACACGGATTTAAGAAACCACCTTGCAACGTAGGAGACACCATTGAGTTTGATGGTGAAGAAGGTAAGTATGGGGTTGAGGCAAAGAACATTGTAGTGACAGCAAAGGGAGCACCAGGGGCTGTTCCTGTTGCCAGTGTTACTAGTATCAAACCAAGCAGCGGTGGTGGGTACAGCAACAAAGTATTTCCTATTCCTCCATTGCACGGAGATCGTTCTATAGTTCGTCAGAACGCTCTGGCTCGTGCCACTGATCTGTACATAGGAGCAAGAGGTGGCAAAGCATTTGATCTAGATGACGCTACATCTACCTTGGTTATCCGTATGGCTCGTAGCTTTGAAGCCTATACAGCAGGTGATCTGGATCTAGCAGCAGCCAAAGCAGAGACAGAGGTAGAGGATAAAGCAGTAGCAGCAGCAACTAAAGCAGCAGCCTAGCAACACAAACAACCCAATCAGGCACCCACGGGTGACTGGTTGGGCAACACAACAACTAGGGAGAGAAACAACATGCTTGCTTTAGTAGACGGCGCTATAATAGATCTTTTGGAGAATCTATTATGGCAAACCAATTCACAGCAGAGTCCTACGTAACAGATACAGAAGCACAATGTTCTGACTGTAAGAAAATAAAATTACATAAAGAATTTCATCGTTGCTCCACATATAAATATAGAAAGGGATGTGCTTACTACTGTAAAGAATGTGCATGTAGGCGAAGTAGACAGAATCATGCAGGACGCGACCACACTGGTAAAAAAATAAAAGCAAATAACAACAATAGAGAAAATAAGCTTTGGGCAATAGAGCATATGGGGGGCAAGTGTCAAGATTGTTTGGGGGTTTTTCACCCGTGTGTATACGACTTTCACCACAAAGACAAAGAAACAAAAAACAATAACCCAAGTTACTTCATCAAAATGAGTAAGGAGAGAGCAATGAAAGAGTTAGATAAGTGTGTATTACTGTGTTCTAACTGCCACCGAGTGAGGCACTTTAAATGATAGCGCTCGTGGACGGAGACATCGTAGCTTATCGCTGTGCAGCATCTGCTGAGACTGAACACGCAGACATAGCCTTTATGCGGGCTAACATCATGCTCAACGATATGATGGGAGAAATACAAGCCACAGGACACAAGGTATTTATCTCAGGGAAGAGGGAAGACAACTTCAGGCTTAAGGTAAACCCTGAGTACAAAGCAAACAGGAAAGACGTAGTTCGTCCAATTCACCTGGATGCTACCAAGGAGTTCCTAGTAACACAGTGGGGGGCCATAACCTGCCAAGGGTATGAGGCAGATGACGGTCTAGGGATGGATCAAAAAGAAGCTGGCACGGTCATTTGCTCTATAGACAAAGACCTTTTACAAGTACCAGGACTACACTACAACTTCGTCAAGAAGCTTCTAACTAAGGTATCCCCCAATGAGGGGCTAAAGAACTTCTATACCCAAGTCCTTACAGGAGACAGGACAGATAACGTCATAGGACTGGCTGGAATAGGCCCTGTGAAGGCTGGGAAGATTCTTGAGGGGTTACTGCCAGAAGAGTACTATAACGCCTGTAAGAAGGCTTATAACGACGATGAGAGGCTACACAGCAACTGTAAGCTTCTTTGGGTCTGGAGAGCCCTTAACCAGATATGGGAACCACCCAATGAAGCGCAGCTTAAAGAGGCCTTTGAGGAAGCACCGATCCAAGTTCGAGACCAACTTCAACAACCTCTGTAAGACAAAAGGATACGATCTTGGCTATGAAACAACTTGCCTACCTTTTACAACCGCCCCAGAGAAGAGGCGGTACACCCCAGACTGGACAATCAGAAAGGGCTGGTATATTGAAACCAAGGGTAGGCTTGACTCAGCCGGTAGAAAGAAGCTTCTCTACATCAAACAACAGCATCCAGAAGCTAGAATCCTTGTTGTCTTCCAGCGACACCAAAACAAGATCTACAAGGGCTCCAACACCAGCTACTCCCAATGGGCGACCAAGTCGGGCATTGAGTGGTGTGGGTACGAAGACTCCAACAGGATATTTGCGTTTATCCAGGAAGCCCAGAAGTAAGAAAGTGCGGTAAACTAACGTAATGGTGGATGGCAGAATGAAGAACTAGCCA